CCAGAAACTCGCAGAGGTAAGGACTGGAAAGATCTTAAAGATGCCGCTGATCTTGCTGGCAAGATCCTACTTCCCAAAAAGGAATATCACTTGGCCGAGAACATGAGCCAGTCTGCTATGTTTACTGAGAATGTAAATGAGATGTTGACGGATAGTCTACTCATTACTGAGGCCAGTTTCTTTGTTCACGACAAGGTATGTGAGCTAGATTTGAAGTGTCGGCCAGATGGATTACTGCCACACAAGCGCATAATGTTTGATATTAAGACATGTCAGGATGCATCGCCCAAAGGTTTTGCCAAGGCAGTGCGTGACTATGGGTATGATATTCAGGCGGCATTTTACAAGCATGTTATGCACTTAGAGGGCGTGACAGTAAAAGATTTCTTTTTCATTTGCATTGAGAAGACAAATCCGTTTATAGTGCAAGTTCACACATTGTCGGACGAATATTTAAACCACGCTCACATGCGAATGATAAACACGTTAAAGACAATACGGGAGGCTGATGTTACTCAAGATTATTCAACAGGCTGGCCTGAAGTAAATACCATCGACTTACCTAAGTGGATGGAAAATTAAAGCGGAAGTCACGGAGCTTCTGACCTTATCCCAGTGTAGGGGTGCTACACATTAAAACCGAAAGGAGTTGCACCATGCAACATATAATAAATAATGTCTCTGTTCTTTACCCAAGACTTAACCAACCTTACCGCTTTGACAGTGGTGAGAATAAGTCCGTTCCATGTCAGTGGGATGATGAGGGAGCTTGCTATGAAACAAGTTTCGTCATGGAGAAAGACGAGGCAGTTACGTTAGGAAGAATCTGTAAGGAGGCGTATAAGAATGCGGCTTCGATGGGAAAGGGTAAGTGGCCTGCGGAACCGCAACGTCTACCTGCCAAGACTGTCAAGACAGATGACGGAACGACTGAGTATCACGGCAAGTGCCGTATCAAGGCCAAGTACGGCTCTGATAAAACTCAGCAACCTAAACAGGTTGATGCCAAGAGAAATCCTTTTCCAAGTGATTTCAGGTTAACGTCAGGTTCAAAGGCAAACATTGCCGTGACTGTCGTTCCCTACAATACGGGAACGGAGAGCGGTGTATCCCTGAGGATACGCGCTGTTCAAGTTACGGAACTTGCGGCTGAACAGGTGGCGGCTGATCCATTTAGCGTTGTGGATGGGTACACAACGGATAGTACATTTGTATCGGCTCCTGCCCCAGTGGAAGACTTATTAGATGATGATGAGATTCCATTTTAAGTAAATTTAAAGTTCAGCCCAGTTCTGAGGAAAGGATTTTCTACTGGGCTGAACACCACCATTTTTTTGCGAGGCGGCAATATTATGATAGACGATAGTAAAGGAAAATACAAATCAGCGCGTTGGTCAGAGTGGTCGAGTACGATCGTTCAGAGTTTAAACTTGAAGCAGGTTACACAGGGAGAGTATCATGGGGCGTGTCCAAATTGCGGTGGCAAGGATAGGTTCTGGATTAATGAGTATAACGGAGATGTGAAGGTTCAGTGCAGACAGTGCAATGACTTCAAGGAGATTACGAATATTTTACGTTCACAGGGATTGTGGCCAGAGAGGGAAAACGGTTTTACCACTAAGGAAATAGAGTGGCCGAGTGTCTCAACTCAACATCCTTACTTGGCCAAGAAGAAGATCGCACAGCATAACGCACTGATCGATGGCGGTAACCTCGTCATTCCAATTAACAATCACATGGGAAAGAAGGTCGGAACTCAGACGATTAGTTCTGAGGGAAACAAGAAGTTCTCGAAGGCCATGCCAGTCGTTGGTAACTTCAGCGTCCTTGGTGGAACGATTACAGACTTGGCGTATATTGCTGAAGGTTGGGCGACTGCCGCGTCTATCAGTGAGGCCACAGGCAAGCCTGCCGTGTTTGCGTTAAACGCCAACAACATTACGGAAGTTATTAAATCCCTGAAGATCGCCAAGCCACACGCAGAGTTTATTGTGTGTGCCGATAATGATGAGGCAGGGATCAAGGGAGCTGAGAAGGCGAAGGAAGATCACGGCACGACCTACATGCTCCCACCGAAGAATATGGATTACAATGATCTGTGGGTTGCGCGAGGTGCAGAAGTTGTGCAGAAGTTTCTAACGCCAAGAAGATTTCAGGATAGTGTATTCTGGGCTGACGATGCAGAGCCAATCCTCACAAACAATTACCTGATAAAGAACTGGCTCGGTGCAAATCAACTGAGCTGTCTTTACGGAGCCTCCAACACTGGTAAGTCTTTCCTAGCCCTAGATATGTCTTGGCACATTGCCACTGGCAGAGAGTGGAACGGAAACAAAGTTGTCGAGGGTGTTGTGCTGTACATGGCCACAGAGGGTGGCAATAGCTTCAGGAATAGAGTTTACGCCCTGAAAGAGCATTACGGAGATGAGAACGCACTGTTAGCCGTCAGGCCAAGTCCTGTCGATATGTTTAACAGTGACGTTGATCTGCCCACCTTGGAGAACTTATGCAATGAGATTCGCAATGAGAAGGGCGAGATTGCCCTGATTGTTGTGGATACACTGTCCAGAGCAATGGCAGGGGCTAATGAAAATACATCGGAAGATATGTCGCAATTCATAAAGAACTGTGATATACTCAGGAACATCTCGAACGCTCACCTTATGATAGTGCATCATACAGGCAAAGATGCCGCTAAGGGAGCGCGTGGTTCGAGTGCATTGAAGGCGGCACTCGACACTGAGATAGAACTGGACGTTCAGAATGAGAGTGGTATCAGAACAGCACTCTGCACGAAGCAAAGAGATTTAGAGGGTGGTGCGGCATACTCATTCAGGCTGAACGTCTCAGTTCTTGGTGTTGATCCAGATGGCGATGACATTACGACTGTGATCATTCAGAAGGTTGACGCTGAGGAACTGGAGGATGCGAAGAAGAAGCAACCCAAAGGTAAGAACCAGAGGCTGTTCTTGGAGTGCTTTAATCAACTCAAGTCAGATAAAGTTGGGCAACCAAACCCAGCAGGAACTGGGTGGCCAGAGCCGCATACTTACTGGGTCATTCAGGAGGAAGATGTGCGTGAACACTTCACTGGGAAGTTCACTGGATCGAACCATAGAAGCGCGTGGAAGCAGACTTTGGAGGCTATGATTTCAGGTGATTTTATCTGTATGAACCAAGGTCAAATCTGGCTGTTATCGAAAGAGGGCAAAGTATGAAAACGTATGAAAACACGAATGTAATAAAAACAATGACTTACGAATGCGTTTCATACGTTTCATACGCTTTTCCTACGCTAGTTCATACGAGGCGTAGGAATAGGAATTATATATAGTATAATTCCTATTTCATACGGGAACCGAAAAAAGAGGATTATATGGGAAGTAAGACGACAGATATTAGGCCACGCTTTAGGAAGGTCAAAGGTACAGAAGGGTCGAGGATCTTTTGGCATCCCTGTTCAGTGTGTGGCGACACTGATGCATCCTTCGGTTTGGATGTTTCATTAATGGATAATCAATTTGGAATGTGGTTCTGTGCCGCTCACCTACCAGACGATTACTACAAGAGGAAAAGAAAATGAAGGCAAGTGAATTATTAAAGGAAGCGCAGAAGTTGGTGGATGAAGATCGTCAGAGTTCATACGGCCCACCCGAAGAAAGTTTTAAGAGACTGGCGAAACTGTGGAGCGCATACCTTGATGTAGAAATAACACCACACGATGCCTGTGTAATGATGACGCTTTTAAAAATTAGCAGATTAGCGTATAAACCAAGCAAAGATTCAAGTACGGATGGAGCCGCATATTTATGCCTTGCCCATCAAGTGAGTTAACCCCCTGCGTCTGGTCGCCTCTATGACGCTTGTTTCTCCCAAAACTTAGGGGGTGACTGACCCCTGACTCAAATTGAGTTGGGGGTCTTTTTTTTTGTTCAGCACTTGACAATGCTAGTAATTGCTATTATCTGTAATATATAGAAACAAACAAGGGAGAAACAAAATGGAAATCACTAAAGCAAAAGGTCTAGTTTTTTATGCTAGAGATTGGGTTTATGAAGCTAACGGTTGTGACGAAGATGGTCGGCCTAATTATGTTACAGTGTGGCAAGTGCTTGCTGAAGCTACGTCAGGTCGTCGTTGGGTGCTAGATACTTTTGGTTCAGACGATAAAGATAGTGCAGATCGTTTTATTAATTGTGTATCTGATCTTGTTAAGACAGAAGGTTCTGAAGGTTTAACATCAGATCATTGGTCATCAACAGATCCACGTTATGGTTCAAATGCTTGGGTTGATTTTGAAGCTGAAGAGATTGCGCCAGTCGCATTAACTTTATCATCAAGTCGTTTAAACGAATCAGATGTTCCAGAAGCAATCGCATCTTATTTTTAATTAATCAGGGGAGCTTCGCGCTCCCCACAATCAAGGGAGAAACAAAATGGAAAATATGACCACTAAAGAAAAGCTCAATGAACAAAAAGAGTTTATAGTAGAATTAACAGAAAGATTGTCGGGTGATTCAGACTACAATAGTTATCTGCAATCTAAATTGTGGAATTTACTTTTTACCCTTAATCAAATGGAAAGGCATATGAAATGAAATTCTTAGTGAAATGGTTGGAAGGTTACGAAGATGCAAAGCCAGAGGTTGTTGCATTAGATGAAATCAAAGAATCTGATGCGTGGGATCTTACCGACGACGTTATCGATACCTTGTCGAGCCTAGAAGTCGGGCATGAATACTTTCATTACGAACTTGGAAGTACACTTAATTTTATTAAATTATAAAGGAGGGATTATGAGTAAACATACATTAAAAGAAGTTATTGAAGAGTGTAAAATACTTAAAGGTCAAAAATTAACCGATCTTGAACGTACCATGATTGAACTGGCTTACCTTAATGGTCAGCTCTACATTAAAAAATGATTGGAAGGAAGCAACGTAATGTTTAAATTGCCAATACAAAATCATTATATCCGTGATAGATTATCCGAACATGATTTTTATAAACCATTAATATTAGAAAAAATAAATCAGGAAAAAGATCCAAACCTTTTTGATTTTAAGGATGGTGGAGAAAATAACATATCTAAACTAGATTGGGAAAACCATTCAGATTTTGATAGACCTTGGGTGAAACAATTACTACCTACTCTGATTGATAAGTTAGCTGAGATGTCACACTTTATTGGCTACAATGGTATTGCGTTGAAAGCAATTTGGTATCAACAATATTTAAAAGATTCGATTCACGGTTGGCATGTACATAGTGAAAATTACACAGGTGTTTATTACTTGGAATACCCTGTAAATGCTCCACCTACAGAGTTGTGGGATAACTCGCTAAAAATACCAGAAGTTTCAGAAGGAGATGTTGTAATGTTTCCTGCAATGACACCACACCGTGCGCCTATGGTAAAAAATGATATTAGAAAAACAATCGTGTCATTTAATTTTAATGTAATTGAACTGAATACAAAAAGATTAAAAGAATTTAAAAAAATAGTTAATAGCACTTGAAAGTGCTAGTAATTGCTATTATCTATAATGTATAGAAACAAGGGAGAAACAAAATGAAAAAATTTTTAGTAATACTTTTGGAAAAAAATAACACTCAAGGTAGTTACACATATTTAAAAATTCTTGCTAACAGTAAACAAAAAATTAAATCAATGTTCAGTTTAGATTATCACATAATAGAAATAGATAAAATTTAAACAAAATCAGCCTCACTTCGGTGGGGCTTTTTTTTTGCAAAATAATGTGTATATTGAAAACAAGGTTAAACAAAAGGTTTGAAAATGAATAAAGTTAAAAAATTAGTGGGAAGACCTAAGTTCGAAATCAACGAAGATGTCCTAAGTAAAACAGAAAACCTTATGGCTAAGGGTTTAACGAAGGAACAGTGTGCTGGAATGTTAGGTGTTTCAGTGTCAACTTTCATGCTTCATCAAGCAGAAAATTCGGAATTTTCGGAAGCTATAAAAAGGGGGCAAGCCAGTGGCATTGATCAAGTTACCAATGCACTCTTTGAAAATGCTACTGTGGAAAAAGATAACACTGCCATTATCTTCTACCTGAAGAACCGAGCAGGTTGGGTGGATAAACAAGAAATTCAGTCAACTGTTGAGCAGAGACATGTCATAGATTTAACAAGGATTCCAAATGACCAACTTGAACAGCTTGAAAATGCATTTAAGCAATCTGACACTGGAGCAAGTGAGGGCCGAGAAGTATCGGAGATCATTGAGGGAGTTTACGAAGGCTAGTTGGCCGTCTATTGAGCCTGCTCAACCTTTTGTGAACAACTGGCACATCGATGCCATTTCCGATCACCTACAGGCCGTTGTGGAGGGCGATATTAAACGCCTGATCATAAACGTGCCTCCCAGACATATGAAATCGATTTCTGTGGCCGTAGCACTGCCTGCTTGGACTTGGACGAAGCAACCTGACAAAAAGTTCCTTTATGCGTCTTACGCAAGCTCTCTGTCGATCAGAGATAGCGTTAAGTGCCGAAGGTTGCTCGACAGTAACTGGTATCAGGATCATTTTAGCGAAATGTTTGATTTAACATCTGACCAAAACCAAAAGCAACGATTTGAGAACGATAAGACTGGCGCAAGGATTGCAACATCGGTTGATGGGGCGTTAACCGGTGAGGGTGGCGATATAATTATTATTGACGACCCACACAACGTCAGAGAGAGCGAAAGCTCACTTGTGAGACAGGGTGTCCTTGATTGGTGGGATCAGGCGATGCAAACACGGCTTAACGACCCCAGAACAGGCGCATTTATCATTATCATGCAGAGAGTCCATGAGAATGACTTGACAGGCCACATTTTGGCAAACGATCTAGGCCACGAATGGGATCACTTGTGTTTGCCTGCTCGGTATGAGGTTGGCCACCCAACACCGACTGTATCTTCATTAGGCTTTGACGATCCGAGAACAGAAGAAGGCGATTTGCTCTGGCCAGAAAGAATAGACGGCAGAACGCTCGACAATCTGGAGAAGAGCCTTGGAAGTTACGCCAGTGCGGGTCAGCTACAGCAACGTCCTGCACCGAAGGGTGGTGGAATCTTAAAAGCCAAGTGGTGGGTTCCTTGGGAGAGCCAAGACCTACCGACAAACATTGAGTACGTTATTCAGAGCTACGATACGGCATTCAGCACAAAAGAATCCGCAGACTACTCGGCTCGAACGACTTGGGGCGTGTTCAGGAAAGATGGCATGATGAACATCATGGTTCTAGATATGTGGTACGATAGGGTCAGCTATCCTGACCTAAGACGCATTGCCCAAGATTCATATTACGAGTGGGAGCCTGACGCAGTGTTGATCGAAAAGAAGGCATCTGGTCAATCTCTATTGCAAGATTTGCGTATGGCTGGCATACCTGTTATCGAATACCTGCCTGACCGAGATAAGCAAGCGAGGGCGCACGCAAGTTCCGCATTGTTAGAAGATGGAAGAATTTACTATCCTTTTGATAAAAAGTGGGCTAAGGATTTAATTGACATATGTTCAGCATTTCCTGCTGGAGATAATGACGACATAGTTGACACATGCACGCAAGCATGGCTAAGATTGCGAAAAGGTTGGTTTGTCGGCCACACTGATGATTACGAAGATGATGAATACACTGAGCAAAGAAGGATGACATTATATGGCTAGGTCACCAATTCTCACTAATGAATTAGCACCATTTGCAGAAGGCGCACCAGCCGATGATCTGCAAGTCGAAGAAATCTCACAGGAAGAAGTTTTAGTTGGCGATCCAGATCTAGACATTGGCATTGAAGATTCGCCAAACGATTTTGATTCGAACTTGGCAGAAGTGATTGACGACCGAGATCTAATGCGAAAAGCGCAAACTTTGATTTCGTATTTCGAGACTGACAAAGATTCTAGATCTGAGTGGGAGGAGCGATACAAGGAGGGATTGAAGACAGTAGACCCTGACGGTGGCTTAGACGAATCAGAAGATGAGAGAGCGACCCGTGGATTATCGACAGTTGTCCACCCGATGATCGCTGAGGCGGCAACACAGTTTAACGCCAGAGCGATTGCGGAGTTATACCCATCAGGCGGCCCAGTGAAAACTGTTATTGTTGGCGATCCTAATGAGGAGCTAGAAGAGCAGTCAAGGCGCGTCAGAGAATTTATGAATTACCAGATTACTCAGGAGATGCCTGAGTATTTCCCAGACTTAGATCAAATGCTATTCCACCTACCTTTGGTCGGTCAGACCTTTAAGAAGGTTTGGTGGGATGCGAATATGGACAGGCAGTGCGCCCAGTTTGTAAAGGCAGAAGATTTTGTTGTGGCTCCAGAGAGCAAGGATTTACCGACATCACCTCGGTACACGCAAGTAATTCGATTACCGAAAAACGATTATAACCGATACGTTCAGTCTGGCTATTATCTTCCTGTTGAATATCAGGGCAGTGACTTAGATCCATCTGGAGATACCATTGGCGAGATTGAGGGCGTTGACCAGTATGGCGATGACGCACAAGATCAAATCGTGACGTTGCTAGAGATGCATGTCTACGAGAAGTTTAGTGGTGTAAGCGATTACGACAATGACGAGGAGGAGGACAACGAAGTTCACTTCCCATACGTTGTTACGATTGATTACGACAATCAGTCGATTGTGAGTGTCAGGAGAAACTGGCGAGAGGATGACGAAAGCAAGATCAGGAGAGACTGGTTTGTCTCTTATAAGTTTTTACCAGGTTTAGGTTTTTATGGTTTTGGCCTATACCACATGATCGGTGGATTAGGAAAAGCGGCAACAGGCTCACTTAGGGCGTTGCTTGATTCAGCGGCATTTGCGAATATGCAAGGTGGCTTTAAGTTAAGAGGAAGAGTTTCGGGTGGAGAAGTTCAGGTTAATCCTGGCGAGTTCGTAGATTTAGACGCAACAGTTGATGACGTTAACAAGGCGATAATGCCATTGCCATTTAAGGAGCCAAGTCAGTCGCTCTGTAATTTGCTTGGATTTATTGTTCAGGCAGGTCAGAGATTTGCGAGTACAGCGGATTTAAATGTTGGGGATGTAAACCCTAATGCACCTGTAGGCTCCACAGTGGCTTTGATAGAACAAGGCAGTAAAGCGTTCTCGGCCATCCACAAAAGGTTGCATTACGCTCAAGGGCAAGAGTTCAAGCTACTGGCTGAACTAAACGCAGAGAACTTGCCCGAATCGTTTACATTTTCGTTGTCGGGTAGTAGCGAACAGATATTCGCGGCAGACTTCAACGATCGCATTGACATCCTCCCAGTCAGTGACCCCAACATATTTTCAACGGCACAGAGGATTGCTCAGGCTCAGGCTATTTTACAGATGGCTCAGTCAGCACCTCAATTCCACGATTTATACAGCGCATACAAGCGGATGTACGAGGCGATACGAGTTCCCAACATTGATGAGATCCTGAAGCCGCCTGAGGAGGCTGTCCAGATGGATCCGATCGATGAGAACATGTCGGTGATGTACGGCAAGCCAATTCGTGCGTTTCCTGAGCAAGATCACGATTCTCACATTGCTGTTCACTTACAGTTTATGCAAGATCCATCTCTGGGCGGCAATCCAGGTGCGGCACAAATCCAACCTGTACTGGTAGCTCACATAGCGGAGCATATTGCGTTACTTTACAGAGTTCGAATGGAGGCTGGTATTGGCATGGAAATGCCGCCAATGCCTGACTTTAAAGACCCAGACTTTAAATTTGAGGATGTAAACCCTGATTTAGACAGGTTGATTAGCCAGAGGGCGGCTCAAGTTGTTTTGAATCCTAACATCTCATATACTCTAAATAAGGCCGGATCCGTTTGTTCTAGAAATTACACAGCAGCAGATGCTGAAACTGATACTTTACCTTGGCTATTTGTAAACGTAAGAGTTACAGATGCTGCTGCCAATACTATATCTTTAATATGCGTTTGTAATTCTGTTAATGTGTATACACCATCTGTCAAGGCAGTTACATATCCAGTAC